TCAGGCCGGATGAGACCCCATGGAAATCTGCATCCATTTCATTGGCGCAGTACGACCACATATCAGAATCCCCAATCCTAAGACGCCACGCCACCGGCTCAGCGCTCGCCGCGAGGGCGGATTCGAGCGCGGCAACCCAGGCACCTAGAGCAATCTGGCGTTTCTCAATGTACACGTCCCAGCCTTTGCATTGATAAGGCGGAACCGGGACTCCATCGCTGCCCGCCCATACGGCGGCGAACCATTCTTCAAACTGAGAGGGTATGGTCATGGCGCGCTCTCCTCGATCTTGTAGGCGATGATGTCGGAATTCCTTGTCTTTTCGTCCCGACCCCAAAAAAACGAATCGGCCTGCCCGGTGTATACCGAACCACCCCTAAAAAATAACCGCACCTGTGCTTTTGGATGCGTTGGGCACGGCTCCACGCCAGCCCACCTTATAAACCCTCCCGGTATCTTGTCGTTCATGGCGTTGCTTCCTGTTGTGGTCTTACCTGATAAACGCAAATCCGTGAGAAAACCGGCCATAGTTTTTACCAAGCCGGTTTCGAGTCTTTTTAGTCGGTCATCGGCGGTCATGGCTTTTCACCGTAGCGAAGTTGCAATAGTAGCTGCAGCTCATGGATTGCCTTCTCAATGTCTTGGCGACCCTTCCCGCCCGGTCGGTTGTGCCGGGTCACGCGCTTGACAACGCACCCCTCAAGAAAGCGAAGCTCATTCGCCTCGATATACTCGACAGGCTGAATCGATCCTGCTCGATAGTGATCGCCGCCGATTTGAGTTTCTAGTGCGGTCATGGCTTGCCCTCTATGCGGATTCTTACCCCGTACAAGCCGCGCTTGGCCTTCTCTTGCGCGTACTGCCACGTTATGCGCTTGTCTTTGTCGTCGATTCCAAACGCCAGCGCAATCCCGTCTTTCAGGTGCTTCATGCTAGCGCGCAAGTTGTCGTCTTCGTCCATTGAGCCGGCACCGATTCTGGTAAACGTGACGGCGACAGGTAGCTCAGGAAGCGGGCGGTGAATAAGCATCGCGCCGTGGGCCTCAAACTTCTCGGCCTTGCCGCGCGCATACACTGTGCGCCAATGCTGCCGGTTGTTAGTCGGGTTTACGGTTTTGATCGGCAGCGTGAATTCGATCACTTAGCACCTTCCTGCAGGTATTCCAGTTCGGTCGGATCAAAGTTTAGCGTCCTGTACTTCCCATGCAAAAACAGCTCAACTCTCAAGCATTTTTTGCCAGCGCTCAGAATGACGCCCTTGCACCTATCTCCGCACTCCCTGACCCACCAAACGTCACGCCCCTTGTAGGCCGGCACGCCGTATATGTCGCGGATGCGCTGTAGGTTGCCTTTCATAGCCCGTCCCTCACCCACCGTCGAACCTTCATCTCACACCCTTTTGTCAGTGCCATGCCTTTTGCCATGCCTCTATGCGTCGCACGTTTCTTGCATCCGCACTGGCAGCGCTTGCGAGACTTCGACGGGACAGGCTCCATATAACGCACGTCCGTCCGCGCGTTAGCATGCCAGCCCCATTCGTCTGTGCCGCCGCGCATTGCTGCGGATCGTGCGGCTGGCGATAGATTTGAAATGTCGATCATGCTGCCCCCGTTGCTTTGGCGATAGCGTCTTTAGCGATTGCCGCAATGTGCATCATTTGCCGCTTCAAGTCTTTTAGATCGTCGTCAGGATGGTCAGTGGCTCGCATCTGAATGCGCTCAAGCGCTTCGAGCATGGTCGGCGCGGCTGCGATCAGGCGGGCGCACGCTTCCGCTTCTTCCTCTGGGCATTCGCGGTCATGCGATACCGTGATCGTGATTCGGTTCTTAAACCGTTCGACGCCCTTAGACCACCCGGCCGGCATCAGGGCATAAACCAGTCGGCCGATACGAAGCCACTCGCCCGCTGTGTGCTTATACTCGCTCATCTCGTTTTCACCTGTAGTCATTCGGATTTAGCCCCATACCTAACAGAACGGCGTCGCACCATAAAACCGGCCGCGATTTGATACCTTGATCCGATGGACGGTCGCCGATGTCTATGCCGATATTGATCGCCGTTTTCATCTCGGATTTTGTCGTCTTTAGGCTGCTCTTTCCCAGGCACACAAACCCCGCATCGCCTTCGCCGCTTGACCAGCCCGGTACAAACTTGGCCTTAGTCGCCACGGCGCACAGGAAGTGACGCCAGTCGTCTTTATCCATCCGGCAGCCGTGCCAGTCGATCTGTTTCGCTAAATCGCCGCACACAGCGTTTAGCATGCGGCGTTGCGCCTCGCTGTGACGGCCTTCGCCCTCTACGCCCCAGCCGGCTGTCGAAGTCTCGGGCTTCACGTCTCAGGCTTCCGACGATTGCATAAAATCAGCGAATCGGTGGCATATCAGCGGGAACCCGAATTCCGCACAAGCGCACCCTTCGCTGCATGGCTCGGTGGCCCGGAACTCTTGAAGCAGGCCCAACTTCACCGCCTCGGCCTCAACATCGGCGCCGTCCAGCGCACAACTCTGAAACGCCGATTCGCTGATAGCCCAGCGTGCGAACTGGATTAGGGCCGATAATTGTTCTTTCTCGCTCATGTCATTCTCTTTTACTCGCCGCATCGTCAAAGAGCTTAAACATTAGGTCGCGCTCAGCGTAAGCGTAAGCGTCAGCCTCAGCGTAAGCGGCAGCGTCAGCCTCAGCGTAAGCCTCAGCGTAAGCGGCAGCGTAAGCGGCAGCGTCAGCGTCAGCGTAAGCGTCAGCGTAAGCGTAAGCGGTAGCGGTAGCGGTAGCGGTAGCGGTAGCGGCGGCGTAAGCGTAAGCGGTAGCGGTAGCGGTAGCGGCGGCGGCTTTGGAAATTAACTTGGCCTCTTTTGCCGTATATTTCCAATCAACAATCTGCCCGACAGCCGCGCTTTTGTGTAACGCGACGTGCTTAATTAGCAGCGCTTTGACTTCTTTGCTTTTGGCTTTTTCAGACAGTCCATGCAACCGCATCGCGGCGATTTCATGCCAAACCGGCGTGAAGTCGAAACTTAACGGCAGGCTCCCCAGCTTTAGACTAAGGTCTCGGCTGAACTCAGCGCCCTCTTTTGCGCTCTTTATTGAGAGTTGCTCGAAGATTCGATCGGACCAGCGCATTAGACGCTTGGGCAATCCGTAATAGTCCGCTAGCGCTTTGTGATCGCCAAGCCTAAGCCCTGCGGATTTGCCGTGACATCCAATGTGGCACGCGCGAAACGAGCCACTATCTTCGTGATTATCGTATGTGCCAGCGATTAGCATATCTTGGTCGAAGTGAATCTGTCCGCGCGCGGCGCAGAGTTTTTGTAGCTCGGGGTTGCCGTGGAAAATCATTGTCGTCTCCTGGGTTGTAATTATTCAAACGCGATATGCAGCCAAACCCGGCCAATGCCTAAACACTGGCCGGCGCGTTTTCACTTCTCTGCAAAGTTAATGCAGTCAGCCGGCACCGGACGCTTGGCCTGTTGCGTCACCATCAATTGCGTTCGCACCGTGCGCAGAATCTCGCGCGCCTGCGATGCCACGGAATCCGCGTGGCCGGGCTGGATTTTGTTGGCGCGCAAATCGTTCAGCGTATCCCACAAAGCTGATTTCAGATTGCCTGCATTGAGTTCGTTTTGCTCTGACATAATTGTTTCCTTCGTTTGATAGATGCGCGAGTGTAGTAGCCCCGCGCGATGCGGCGCTCATAGGCGGACTGCCTAGAGCGGATTTCTTTTTCCAAGTCCAGCAATAAACGCCATGTTTCGGCGTAGTCGCCATACTCGGCCTTGCGTAACTCTTCGTCGTACTGCTTTTTCTTGGCGCGGTATTCGGGCGTGCGCAGGTACTCAAGATGTTTTTCGAGAAAGCCTTCGCGCTTGCGCAGTTCGGCTTGCTTCGCCAGATTGGCGTCGTGGTTCGCGTAATAGGCTGCGCGCTTCTTAGCCCTTAACTGCTCGCCTAAAGCCTCCCGCCGCTTCTGGTCGTACTCGACTTTCGCCGCTTTCTTCTCTGCGGTGGAGCGGTTGACCCGCCTCGCAAGACCAGAGCATGCGCGGCTGCAATAGATCGGCACGCCCAGCTTGTCGGCGCGATTGGCCGCGCCCGTTTTCGGCTGGAATGACTCTTTGCAATGCGGGCATTTTCTGCTCATGATCTATATAACGCATCCCGCAGCCAAAACCGGCCACGTTATTCTGCGTCTTGGCTTGGGGGGTTGCGGAGTTCCGCCATCGCGGGGTGCGAGTCTGGCAATCCCGCGGTTTCGGGGTTGTACTCGTCGCCTAGAAGCGCTGCGAGTTTGCGGGCGCGTTCCTCTCGCGTTTCAGGCAGCACCGGCTTAGGCGCGGCCGTCTGCTCGATTAGCGCCTCTGGCTTCGCAGGCAACGCAACCCCGCGCATAACCTGCTCGCGTGCGATGTCGTAAGCATCCTGCAGAATCTTGTCTGCCTCACGCATTGAAGCCATGCGGTGTGCGTAGCCGTCAACGTGCATCCAAACCGCCATCGTAAACCGCGACCGCTCAGCGGTTGCCCTGGTCGATTCCAGCTTGACCGCCGCGAAGCTAGGGATGCCGAGACACATTGCCCGGAACCGTGGCGCGGCTGGTGGCCACTCGTCGCCCTCGGTGACGCATGCGCGCAGGCCGTCCGCGACTTGCTGCGGAGTGATACCAGACAGTGCGCTCGCCCAGGTGTCGGCGGCGATGCCGGAAAAGGCAACGCCATACTGCGAAGTCCAGCAGTGGCCGTACAGCGACGCCATCCGCTCGAAAAGCCTGTCACCGATCGATTGGCGTAAAGGTTCCGTCGATGGCGTCGTCGCGGTCTCGGTTAGCGTGGAAAGCTGCTGCCTGGTCGGCAAGGCTGAGTCTAGGGGCTGCATGGTGGTTCGCTCCGTTGGGTTTTAGGGGGAACAGGCCGGTATAGCCTCGCTCGATGGATTGCTCGATGACTAGCCGCGGATCGTGGCCAGCGGCCCGTAGCCGAGTCAGCGACCCCAGGGACAACGCCCTGGCCTTCGCAGTCCATCCCTTTCGCGAGTTTCGGAAGTCATGCCACATGCCCCAGGTTTCGGCAGACAGCCATTCGGGAAGCGCCAACGGCGCTCGCCCCTGTTTTTGATCTTGCTTCTTATTGGTTATTGGTTGTTGGTTAGCATCAGAATCGGATGCGTTCGCATTGCGTTCGCATTGCGTTCGCTTAGGTTTCGCACCATTCCAGCGTGCGTCCGCAGATTTTTTAGCCTTTTCGGCTTTGCCGTGATACTTCGCAATTTCCTTGTCGCAGCGCACATGCGCCCATCCGTCGCCGTCACGGACAAAGAACCGACGGAGCAACTGTCGTGCAATCTCTGGCGTCGTACCTGCGTCGAATGCAATGTCTTCGACCTCCCCGGTCAGCGGCGACTCGTCCGCGTAGTAACGCCACAGCATCCGCATGTAAGCGCCTAGCGACTCATTAGGCAGGCTTCCGGCGTCTGTCAGGAAGTCGCCTATGTGGTGTGAGTAATAATGCATCAGTCGGCCCACTTCCACATGCGGGGCCGCTGCAGCACGCCTAGCTCTCGCATGCGCTGGGAAATTCGCAAGACTGGCAGTCTGCAATACGCTGCGACCTCGGCGGCGTTGCATCCATGCTCGCCGACCAGCTCGCGAATGTCGTCGCCAGACAGCACCGGCGGGAACGGCTCGAAACGGGCGGAGGTCATGGGGCGACCAGCCATTCGACCAGCACAACAAACCCAAAGAACATGGCGAAGCCTGCGATGAATATGCAAAACGGTAACAGGTAATCGGGCTTGTCCTGGTCAGTCGCGCGTTGGTTGGTTTTAGGCGTCTGGGACAGATCACGGTGGGCGTCTCGGTCGCGGTGGTGCATCATTGAACCCTCGCAAAGCAATCATACGATCCTTTCAGCGGCCCCCATTCGGCGGTTTCAAATATCAGCCCAGGGCCCATTGATGTATCGACTCCAATCGCCGTTACCTTTCCTGTTATGCCTGGGAAACAATCAAGGTCTGGATCATCTACGACTACAACCATATCGCCAACCTTAAAGTTATGATTTCTCATAGCTGAGCACTCGCGGCCGACGCGGTGCGGGCTGCGTCGATTGCTTTTCTAGCAGGCGGTACCGGGCACCAGTCGGCATGCTCTATTTTTGTGCAGTCTTCATGCTTTTCGCGGCAATACTCGCAAGCGTACAAGTCACTGGTTCCTGCAGTCCCGCGCCATCCGCAATTAGGGTCGTCAGCATGCCCAATCAGCCCAAACAAGGCATCTTGCAACGCCTTACTCTCTGCCGCTAGCGCATCACGCTCGGCGACTAGGGCGGAGACGGCCTTTATAGCCGCGCGGTCTTTGTCGATGCTTTCAACTAAGCCCGCTCCGGGAAGCGCGGCATCATGACAGCGGCCGACAAACGCAGCCGATCGCATTTGCTCCAAGCTTTCCAGCAGTTCGCCGCTAGCCTTGTTCGTTTCGTTCATCATACTTCTCCCTTGTCGGTTGTCAGCGCCGCACGCTCTTTCGCAATCCGCTTCGCGCGTTTCGCATGCGCTGAGCAAGCCGCAAGCAAAAACGACTTGTTTTCTTTCCAAAACTCAAGCGCATAGCTATCCATCGCGCCGATATCCGCATCGCTAAACTTTTTCCACTGCGCATGCGTGTGTCGCTGGCATCCGATCTCCATTCGGTCATCCACAATAATGATTCGCCAACGCAACCCGTACAGCGTTTGCGGCTTGATCTTAATTGCGCCGCCCCGGAAGTCGCCGCCCCGGAAGTTGCCGCCCCGGAAGTCGCCGCCCCAGAAGTCGCCGCCACAGAAGTCGCCGCCACAGAAGTTGCCGCCCCGGAAGTCGCCGCTTAGCCACTTGCCCGAATACCATTGCACTCGGCCATCTTCGTCAATTGTCACATCTTCGTTTTCTACTACAGCATCGATTAGCCATTGTGGCGCGTTGGTTAGTTCTTTGATTTTCATTTTATTCCCCGTCGGTGGTTGATTCGCCCATCGTCAGCCGATGCGCTTCTAGGATTCGTTCGGACGTGCTGAGCAGTACGTTGGTTATCTCGCCGCTAGCGATGCGGCTCACGGTCGATTGGTTAAGGTTGGCAGCTTCGGCAATCGCGCGGTGCGAGTAGCCGTGCTGTACGAGTTCTTGAATCGCTTGCTGTGCGGTTAGTTTGTCCATATGTGCATAGTACACGCGCCGATGCGTCTGTGCATTGCCGTTCGTCGGAATGATGCACGCGCGCATTGACACCTGCCGTCGATACGGTAGGATTACCCATCGCCCCGCGAAACGCCGATGACGGCTAAGGGGCTGGAAGATTGAGATGAAGACCGAACAGCCGCGCGTAAACGTCGTCAAGGTGTTGAGTTATTGCGCCCCTATTGCAGGCGCTCAGGTGACTTACTTGGACATTGCAAATGCAGCGGACGCCGTAGCCGAGTACATCGCGGCTAACGATGCCGTCAAAGAAGCGGACGACGCTTACAATGGGTTCCTTGATTTTCATTGCCCTAGCGTGGGCGGAGGGTTTGGCTGGCCGGCGGATTTAGCTAAGCATCTGCACGCGCTCCAAGAAGCGCTAATGTCTGCAAAGGATCGGCACGCCGCAGCCCACGCCCGCATGAAAGGTGAAGTGTGATGAGCA